TTCCAATGTCTGCCATTCATGAAAAGTAAGCGCATCATTTTATCGCGTGCCCACGTGTTGTCGTATAAACAATCATCTAAAATAACAAATGCGCGCGGGTCAATAGTGCTGCGTTTATAAGTTTCCATTTCTTTTTTAATTTGCTTCAAAACAGTGCGTTGTCTTTTTAAAATATTTTCAATAATAGCCGTATTATACTCGTTATGTACAAACAACTTGGGCACCATTTTGCCGTAAAATCCGTTTCCTTCTTCTGTTCCTGAAATAACTGTTCCAATAGGTATTTCTTGTTGATAATAGAGTAAATCTCTGACTAAAAATGATTTCCCAGTATCACGTTTTCCAATTAACACAACAACAGGACCTTTATTTTCGTTTGGTTTAAAACTAATGCTTTTCATATCAAACTTTTTTAATTCTAGGGTCATATATATTATATTTAATTTTTTAAATATAATAAAAAACGAATTATTTTTTATATTTTTTATATCTTCTATACCTTCTTAATGTTTTATTTATTCTAGTTTTTAACTCTTTTATTTTGTAAACTTGATCTTCGTCTTATTATTGGTTCTTCTTTTGGTTTTTGTATTATCTAATTTCATAGACATATAAGAAAATACCTTTTATAATTTTCATTACTTAAATTTAGTAATAAAATATTAGCATCAACATTTATGACATATATAATAATAATAATAATTATAATTATAAAATAAGTTAAAAACTCATATAATTTATATATTAAATAGCTAATGATAAAGATTGATTACCAAAAAAGAAAAAACCAGGATCTTTTTAAAAGTTTAGAAAAACCTGATTCCCTTTTTCTCTCTAAACCTCAAAATTATATACCAATTTATAAAAGATTTTTTGAATTGAATGAGAGTAATTATAACAATATAAATTTAAATAATAAATGGTATATTTCTTCTATAAATGAATCAAATGAATACAATAAAAATATATATAATTGTCGTATCAAAAATATAAATAATAATAAGGTTAAGGAAAAAGATATTTTTTTTAAGATGGCTCCATTATTAGATCCTTTCAAATTTTTAATTGGAAAATATAATACAAACGATGATAGTATTTTTAATTTGCCAAATATTAATTCACACGAAAATAATTGCAATCCAAAATTCTTAGATTTTAATAATTCTGCATATGTTGATGGTATGTTTTTATTTTTATCAAGTAATCTTATTCATCACTATAATTTTAACCATGGTGTTGATTATTATGGTTCATTTTTATCTATTAAAAATGATTTTATATTGAATGTGTACGATGATATTGATTATTTGAATAATTCTGATTATTTTAATAAAAATAAAAATAATTTATTCAAAATTGATAACTATGACCATTTATTTCAATTTCAAAATGAAAATGCTAAGTTGAAACCAATTAAAATAGAACACAATTCAAGTGAAAAATCGAGTTTATCAATAAAATCTTTAAACGACAATATGTTTGAAGATGTTTTTGATAATGAAAATAAAATATTAAACTTGATGGATTTAAAAGACACAGATTTTGATCTTGTTGATATTACAAATATGAAAACAGACAATGAAAATGAAAGTGAAAATGAAAACAAAAATAATGTAACTTTAAAATCTAATTCTACATGTTCATCAAGAACATCTTATACAAATGATAATGAAAATGAAGAAAAATGTGATAATTGTGATAATTGTGATAAAATAGAAGATACTAATGATTTGGTTGATGTTAATGATGATGAACTCTGGGAAGATGAAGATGAGGAAGATAGTCAAGAGAATAGTGAGGAAGATAGTGAAGAAGAAGAAGAAAGAATTAATGTAACTATACCTAAATTTCCTGTTCAAGTTATTGGTATGGAATATTGTGAAAGTACATTTGATGATTTAATATTAAATAACGATTTGAGTTCTGACGAATGGTTTTCAGCTTTTATGCAAATAATAATGATTTTAATAACTTATCAAAAAGCATTTTCTTTTACTCATAATGATTTACATTCTAATAATGTTATGTATAATCACACTGACAAAAAATATATTTATTATTGTTACAAAAAACAATACTACAAAGTACCTACATTTGGAAGAATTTTTAAAATTATTGATTTTGGTAGAAGCATTTATAAATTTGATGGTAAATTATTTTGTAGTGATAGTTTTCAAAATGGTAATGATGCGGCAACCCAATATAATACCGAACCATATTTTAATGAAAAGAAAACACGTTTAGAACCAAATTTTAGTTTTGATTTATGTCGTCTTGCTTGCTCTATTTTTGATTATGTTGTGGAAGATATTACTGAAATTAAAAATATTAATAAATGTGAACCTGTTACGCGTTTAATTATAGAATGGTGCTTAGATGACAAAGGTATTAATATGTTGTATAAAAATAATGGATTAGATAGATATCCTGATTTTAAATTGTACAAAATGATTGCTAGATGTGTACATAATCATACACCACAAGCTCAACTAGAGAGACAAGAATTCAAATCATTTTCAATTTTCAAAGGAGATATTCCAAATGATGTTATAGATATTGATAAAATACCTATTTTGTTTTAGAAAAATAAAATATATTGTTTAATTTTCATTAATATTATAAATTATATTATTAATGAATGACTATGGGTTTATAATAACAAGACACGTTAATTCTGAATTAACAAATAAGTATTGGAATAATTGTGTAAAATGTATTCGAGCTTTTTATCCATATAGAAAAATTGTTATTATCGATGATAATAGCAATAAAGATTTTTTAATTTCGTTTTATAATTTTGAAAATATTGAAATTATTGAGTCTGAATTTTCAGGCAGAGGAGAATTATTACCTTATTATTATTTTATTAAAAATAAATTTTTTGATAATGCAATAATTATACATGATAGTGTTTTTTTTCATACTCGAATTAATTTTAATAAGTTGCTAGGAATTAAAGTATTGCCATTTTGGTATTTTAATTCTGACAATGAATGTATAAATAATTCAGTTAAACTAGTTGATACTTTAAATAACTCTGCTGAAATTAAAAATAAGATTACATTACATAATAAAATATTAGGACTAGATAAATGTAATTGGTTTGGTTGTTTTGGATCACAAACATTTATAAATTGCGATTTTTTAGTTTATCTAGAGAGAAAATATAAAATAACAAATATGACTAAAGTTGTCACATGTAGAAAGGATAGATGTTGTCTTGAAAGAGTACTAGGTGTAATTTTTTGTAGCGAATATTCTTTTATTACTCAAAAAAAAGCATTATTAGGAGATATTTTTAAATATCAACATTTTGGTAATTATACATATGATAATTATGAAAATGATGTGAAAAATAATAAAATAACTAAACCTATTATCAAAATATGGTCTGGACGTTAATAAATGGTTGGTTCAAATATTAAAACTCTGGGTTATCTGTGAATACAGGGGTTGCTACAGAACTGCTTACACCATCTTGTATAATAGGTTTAATTTGTTCTAAAATAAAATATCCGGTTATAACACTTAAATATACAACAAGAGCATCTCTAATTAATAATTTTAATGGTTTTGATTCTTTTTCAATAAATCTCATTTCAATAAATTTTATTATAATAAAAATAATAGATATGACTGCAGCTATAACAAAAATATTATCCATTTAAAATACTTATTGTATATTTTATTTTTATTTTTACGCAAATTACTCTAAAACTTCAGCATCAATCATTAAATCGGGAAATAATTCCAATTTAGGTTCATCGATTACATGAATATCCATTGAATCTAAAACAATTGGTTCGCTAGAAATAGTTAATCTTTCGCTATCATCGTCATCATCTGCCTCATTTAGTTTTCTTTGTTCTGCTCTCATATAACTAATTTGTTGTAAATTTTCATCTGTTTTTGGAACTACAACAGGTACAATATTTCCATTTCCAGATGAAACATAATCAGTATCGTTAAAAGATAATCTATTATTTGCTCCACCATTAGTATTCATTGTATTCATTGTATGATTTGCTGCAGCAGTATTCGTGTTATTAGGTAAAGTATTTTGTGTTTGTTTAATAGGTTCTTCAATTATTTGTTCTTTTATTTCTTCAGTAACATCTTCTTCAATAGTTTCATCCATATAAGCTTTTAATATTGCTTCAACAGGAATACTCTCTCTTAATGTATTTAAAATACATTCTTGGACAATTATTTCTATTTCTCTGTGATTTTTTTGAATGTTTAATGGTGCAATGTTAATTTCAAATAAATATACATTTTTATATACTTTTCTTGCTACATTCACATAAATTTTATGGATAAAATCATCTAATTTGGGAATATTAATATTAATTTTTTTTTGTTTTTGTCCAACACGCATAGCAGTAAGTATTTTAAGTTGAATAATATGAACACAACTAACTAAATCTTCTAAATAAGAACACCCAGATTTTTCGCAAATTCTTTTTCTCTCTGTTTCAATAATAGTAGAGTTCCATTTTGGTATTCTTGAAATAAAATTTTGAAATGTCATCAAATATTTATCCATCTCCCCATTTTCTTTACATAATTTTATAGCTTCATCTAAAATAGACTTGTAACCATCAATAATTAATGGCGTTAAAATAGTAATCAATCTAGCACCCCATTCATTTTTTGATTCATGAAGCGAACTTACGTTAAAATCATCCATATTACATAAAACTAATATTTTCTAAAGAGAGTTCTGAACTTAAAAACACAAAATTTAAAATAAATAAAATTATTAATTTTTCATTTCTAAATTCTTTTCTAACTCTATTAAATGCTAATAATAATTCATATCGTTTTTCAATAGTTATAGTTGTTTCTAAAAATTTATGATTTTCTAATAAAGAAATTATATCTAAACCACTATACCCTTTTTCATATAATTTTGTACAAAATAACATCAAATTTTCGATAGTAATTTTTTTATTAATTGTTTTTATTAATTCTTTTTTTAACCAATCTAATTTATATGTTTTTATATTTGTTATATTAAATGTTTCATCTAAATTATGCTTATAAAGATTTACTATATTACCATTTATAACTGGTTCTGGAACATATATTTCACAAAAACGTGATAATATTGGTTTCATTAAATTATATTTATCTTCTGCTACAATAAAAAATCTAGTATTATGACTAAACAATTCAATACATCTACGTAAAGCAGATTGTGCGTCAATAGTTAACTTATCCGCATTTAATAATACTATACTTTTAAAAATATTACCTCCGTTTGAATTTATATGTGTTTTAGCAAAAAATTTTAATTCTTCTCTGATAAATTTAATACCCTTACCATGTGAACAATTTACATACATTACAAATGTTTTTATTCTATCTCTATTGTTTTCATAAATTTTATATATAAATTCATTTACAATAGTTCGTTTACCACTACCTGTTGGTCCATGAAAAAGTATATTGGGTATTTTATTAATTTGGTGAAAATATTCTAATTTTTCTTTTATAGTTTCATGTATTATTAATGACATTATAGTCTTACTATATTTTAAAAAGTGTTTTTATATTTTAATATAACGTAATTAATATATAAAAAGCAAAAACAAAATCAAACCCAAAAACCAAATTTTAACTTATAATTTATATCTTTCAATATACTTAACAAGTGCTTTATAATAAAGTTCATATGATAAATTATTTTGGGTTGTATTTTTATTATTGTTTGTAATAATGTTTGAATCAGAAACATCAAAATTTATAATTCTGCGATCTAATGCTTTATGTATTATTTTTTCTATTTCTTTTACTCTATTTTTTCTAACATTTAATTGTAATGAAATTTTGTTGAATGGTAAACCATTATTATTACAATTATCGACAATATATTCAAAATCAGTGACATTTAATGTGCCACACGTGTCTGATAAACAAATATTATCTACTTTCATTTTATTTAATTGTAATAGTCTGTTTATTATAAAATTATTGTTAATTTTACCATTAATAGGACACTCATTAATACAAGAAACATATAATTTTACAAAGGGAGAATATCTTATATTTTTATTTTCGTCCAACATGTACATCATTTCATATAATTCTTGATCTGAATTTATTAGACTTTTAAGTGTTCTTTGAATATGTAAATTTTCAGATATAGATGTCTCAAATGAAATATGATTTAATTCTTTATTATTTAAAAAATAACTAATTTTATTTAAATATTGTTTATTAGGTATAAAAATAAAATTATTAAGTTTTTTATTTAGTATTCCATTTAATTCTAATAATTCCATTTGTAAATTATTTTGATGTTCCTCAATGTAATTGTGTAATATTATAATATCTGTAAATAGAGGCAATAATTTATCAGTTAATGTAGGACAAAATTCTATACCCTTTGGATTATATTTTAAACAAATTTTATGATATGAATCTAATTGTTTATAATAAAAATCATTATTGTTAAAATCATTTTTTTGTAAAGTATTTTTTAAAGTTATATCAAATGGTTTAGGACGCCCTAAAGTATTATAAATTTTATTGTATTGTTGATTTGATAATCTCCATTTTTTAAAAGAATTTGCGCAAACCGGATATATTTTTTTAATTGGCATTATTATTAATTTTATATGTTAATCTTTAATTCATTTATACCTTTTAATAATTCAAATTTTTAATATTAAATTAATTAAATATTTTAAACCGCAGTTGTTAATGAATGTGTGTAAGGATTATTTCTAAAGGCGTTTAGTATATCAGGTTGAATTCGGTCACAACCAGCGGACTCATTATAGTATTGCGGTGTATTAATAGAACCATATGTTTGTGTAGAAGGTGGTAATGGTGTCACTGATATAGCAGGATTAACTCTTCCATCAAAACGATCACTATCACTTTTAATAGTTGTTAAATTCATTTGTTGATTAAATATTTGAGTACCGCCTTGATTTGGTCTATTTACAACAGTAGATGATTTAATGTCATTATTATGTTGTCTATAAGCTGACTCATAACTCATATCACCATAATTTGTTGCTGCTCCACCAGATGTACCAATATAACTACAGCTTGTTGTATCTCTTTGAGTTGGCATTCCAGGCATTGCATTATTTACATACATACCTTCTTTTTGATTATTGATATTAAATGATGGAGCATATAATGTTGTTTCCTTAATAGTTGTATTTGTAGTATCATTTGGATTAGTAACATAACTACTTGGGACAGATGAAGTTGCCTCACCATAAATTCGAATATTGCTTGTTGTTTCTTCTTTACGTGTTGGTCTAAAAATATCCATTATTGGAGCAATTACAGCACCAATGGCACCGCTAAACCCACTTCTTAAAGAATCAGGTTGTCTTAAAGTAGATCTATGGTTTTCATAATTTGTATGACTGCGAAGAAAATTATCTGTATCGGTACTTGGACCACGTCCTTGAGCAGATGAATGATTTACGCCACATGTCATGGAATCCTTACGTTTACTTTTTTCAAAATTTTCTGGAGCATAAGCAGCTTTTCTATCCGCAGGACCAGCAGGACCAGCATAATCAGTTACAATATCATTACGTTTGAGAATACCCATCTCTTGAATAGGCCTTAATGTTTCACCTTTTTCGGCACCAGTTGTTGTTAACCACCTATCTTGAGTATTAATAAAAAAGGTATCTGGACGTTGTTTTTCTACACGTCCCATAGTTTGCGTGGTTGCGGCATTTTTTATATAAGAATTGGCAGGTCCTTCGTGATTTGTTAATTCATATTCTAATTTTGGATTTGTGACAACTCTCATTTGGTCAACTGTATATGGTAACCATTTGTCACGTGCTTCCATTCCTGAATTATAACCACCTGTACCATTTAATGAGTATCCTTTATCTAAACCTGGACCAACAAGAACACTATCAAATGGCTTTACATTGTTATTTTTCATAGCTGGGTTTACTCTTGATTGATAAAAATCACTATTATTTGGCGTTCCATATGCCCACTGCAAGTTTTCTTCTGGCTTAAACAATGGTGCTTGTTCTATTTTTTTCATTACTTGAGTCCCTGAACCAACCATATTGTCTAAAACTGTCTCGGCAATATTTATATCATATGTATTACCTTTTACTTTTCCACCATTAAATGGAACCATGTTATTATGTTTAAATTGTTCCGAGTCTAAATAATTACCTGTCATTGAATATATTTGTTGCGGATTTCTACCAACAGGAACATTTTTTCTTACATTTTGTTGATACATATTTTGATCAAAATATTTATCTGTAGCCGTATTTGGGTTTGGATATTCTTGAACTGTATCTACTAACTGATTTATATTTGTAACTGGAAAATTTTGAGGAGGAGTATTTGTATTTGGTAAATAATTACGTTTTCCTCCCATATTTGTAAAATTCTCTTGATTCATTTTTTGTATTTTTTCATTTTCAGGTTTACAAGATTGTGACGATTGTTGATTTGATACTATATACATACCACCTAATGCTATTAAAGGGATTGCTAACTCCATATTATATATATAAAGTATTATATTTTTAATTTAATACCCCTCAATAAAGATAATAATATAAATAAAAAGATTATATTATTATTTTATTACTTTTTTGATGAAGCATCTGGATTTTGTTTTGGAGTATAACTACTCCTTATTAGATTGTCATTTGATGGCAATAAATTGTTTGTTTCATTTATTAAACAATCTCTTTTGGGTGTAAAATAATCTTTTTCTAAAATTCGAGTACTTAAATTATTTTGAAAAGGGAAACATGTGTTTTCTTGAGGGTTGAGAGGAGGATAATACCAATCTGTTTGTTCTAAATCCCGATACCACCAGGCGGGATTTGTGGCTCTAGATTGTCCTGTAGTTAAATTATTACAAGATTGATATTGTACCGCTTCATTATGTACATTATAATTTTTATATTCGTCTTTTCCTAAACAATCACGACTCAAAGGCTTATTTACACCTCTTAGTTCGCTCTCTAAATTAATCGTGTTTGTTCTTAAATTGGCACCCCATTTTTGGATTCTTATTTGAGGATCTTCCATATAACAAGGATTTGCACCATTACCAGGCACATTTAATATCCATCTCCCAGGATCTGTTGATTGTTGTAATTGTTTTTTTGTTCTACTTTCATCATAATTAAATCTAGTGGAAGCCATTTATATATATATACTTTTAGAAAAAGTATAGCAAAGTATAGCAAAATAATTTATAAAATACTTTTCTTAAGAGAAGCAGAATTAATAAAATAAAAAAGTAATACTCTATTTGGAACAACATTTTCATCTAATTGATTACTTATTTTAAAATTAAACACCTTCCATTAAACTCCAAAACCACCCAGTAGTAGAATGAAGTGATAATGATACTCTTGTAGTAGAAAACTTTGATATTGTTCCAGTTACATTAAAACCTCCTATATTTCTGCTTAAAAATGGGGTTCCATCATCTGCCGTTAGATTTATATTACCACCAGTAACATTACATATATAACAAAACCAACCCTCTCCGTTAGGCGTTAAAGGATTAAAATAATCTGTTTTTCTATACATTCTCATATCAACATCAGTAACAAAGAAATTACCATATGGTTCTGCGTGGTTTCCAATTGTATTATTAACTTCATCGACACTTGACATTTGTCCTGCTTGTGTTGCTACAAAACGTCCAGCTATATTCATTTGAACGCTTGATGTTGTTCCTACTCCGTTTATATCACCTAACCAAATTGCTCCGTTTGGAGAAATAATTGCTATTTGATTTAAGCTGTCATTAACTGATAAAAGATTTTTATTAGTAGAATTAGTAATATCACCAGCATTAAAAGCTCCGTCTTTGCTATCAAAATTAATAACATTACTAGTACCACTTGCACACGAAGCTAATATATTAACACCAGAATTCAAATTAATATTATCACTTGAATTAAGAACTAACTGATTGCTCGAACCAATAGTAAAATCATATCCACCAGTATTTGAAATTGTTGTTGTTGTTGTTGTGGCATTAAATGTTAATGATGTAGGATTTAATGTAGAAATTTCGTTATTTGACAAATCAGTAATCACTATATCATTTGCGCTTAAAAGACATTTCCCTCCAAGGTTATCCAAAGTAATGCTTCCATATGTCATGTAATTAGTTAAAGGATTTGCGCTACCATCGGATAATAGTATTTGAGCGGTATTGTTATATGGAATTAGTGATATATAAGCATCATTTAATGAACTATCCATATAAATTTTATCTGAACGCAAAGCGTTACCATTTATACTATCTATCCATAAAGGATTTGTAAACCCTTGTGGACCACTTGATTGAGGAGTTAATGCTAAATAAGTTGGGTCTATACCACCAGTAACTAATAAATTTCCATAAATAAGAACATCTTGACCTGTAACACCGATACCAGTATATCCAGCACCAGTTTGTCCTACACCATTCATGGGAGTCCAATGACTTGGACCTGTAGCACCTTGAGGCCCGGTTGCTCCTTGAGCTCCTGTTGGTCCTACACAACTACGTCCTGTGGCACCTTGATAACCTTGAGTTCCAGTTGCACCTTGATAACCCATTGGTCCTATAGAGGAAGGACCTTGAGCTCCTTGAGGACCCTGTGGTCCTTGAACTTTTAAATCACAACATTTTCTTGCTCCTAAATATTGGGTATAATTAATTGACATATATATATATACTTTTAAAAAAGTATAACAAAAAGGTATATACTTTTTTATAAAATAATTATATCCATAAATAAGGTCCAGACCCTTTTACTATAACTTTACTCTTATCTGGATCTACATCTATACTATTTCTACTTCCATAAACTATCCAATAAAATTTTCCATTTTCACCATAAACTATAAATTTGTTATCTATTATTTCTGAAACACTATAGGTTGTAATTTTTCCATCATAAATTTGTGTTACTTGTATTGAAAAATCACTTGCTAATGTGGATACGTAATATGGCAATTGAATTATTGTACTATTATTATTTTTAATTTCTCCTTTACCTCTGTAATAAACCCCAGCTTCTGGACCTTCTAAACAAGCATGAACTAGATATTTATTTTTGTAAACTGGATTATCTATAACAAATGTTTTAGAAGTATCATTTATTGGTCCATATATAAATGTTGAATTATTACTATCGTAATAGACGTTACTATAACCACCAGTTAACCCATAAACATTATTAATATTAGTTACTCTGGCACCTTGTGCAGCAGTCGAACCTGATGTTATACTTATGTTACCTGTAGCACCTTGTAACCCAGTGGCTCCTTGTAACCCAGTGGCTCCTTGTAAACCAGTAGCTCCTTGTAATCCTGTAGCTCCTTGTAATCCTGTAGCTCCTTGTAAACCAGTGGCTCCTTGTAAACCAGTGGCTCCTTGTAATCCTGTAGCTCCTTGTAAACCAGTGGCACCTTGTAAACCAGTGGCACCTTGTAAACCAGTGGCTCCTTGTAACCCTGTAGCTCCTTGTAATCCTGTAGCTCCTTGTAAACCAGTGGCACCTTGTAAACCAGTGGCTCCTTGTAATCCTGTGGCTCCTTGTAACCCTGTAGCTCCTTGTAATCCTGTAGCTCCTTGTAACCCTGTAGCACCTTGTAACCCTGTAGCACCTTGAGCTCCAGTGACACCTTGTAATCCTGTACTTCCTTGTGATCCTGTGGCACCTTGAGGTCCTGTAACACCTTGAGAACCTGTTGGTCCTTTTGATTTAATTAATGAATAAATAGGACCTGTAACTCCACCCCCAGTTGGAACTATTTCTTGTGCTACAAGGTCAAATCCAGTTGTTCCTGCAATTCCTGTAGGTCCAACTTTCCATCCACCTAATGCTCCTATTGTTTCACTAATAGCTGGTCCAATATTAATAAAAGGAGTGGCAAACCCTGTTTTAGTGTATGCGATACCATTTTGGTCAGAACCTAATGTAGCAGAAGCAACACCAGTTCCTTTAATAGTTAATGTACCTGGTCCCATAGTAATTTCTTTCCAACTTGCTCCTGTACTTCCTAATGAAAATGTATTATCTAAAGTAGGTAAAAAATTTCCATTTATATTTATAGATGAACCATCATCACCTCCAATAATTCCAGTATTTCTAACTGATAAAATATCTGTATAATAGACATCATTTGAATCAAATGGTGAAGATACTAAAAAACTACCACTACTACCAACGGATAAATCACCTAGGATATTTAATGTGGCTCCAGTAGCACCTTGTGGTCCTTTACATGAAACAAAACAATCACATGGGTCAACTTCTTGAGTTCCACATTCAACACAAGGTTCTTCACTTTGATTATCACAACTGGGGCAAGGAGTGTAATAACTTCCACATCCACCAGATCCATTATATGGTCTTCCATTAATATTAGTAACTGACAAATTGGTTACTGAGATATTCTCGCTATTAATATTTTTTGCGTTTATATTACTCATTTATATATAAAAGGTTAACATAATTTAAATTAATTATTCAAACAAAATTAATTTAAATATATATTTAATTTGGGATAGGAAAAGGTCTTTGGTTCTTTTCTATTACTAAAGGTTCAGGTACATATATAGGTCCTTTTTCATAAATATTTGTAGAATCCATTTTTGCTAATTCTGGTACAAAACAAGGAGCAGGATTTACAAGATTAGTAGAGTTAATTCCTAACAAAAAAGATTCAATATCAGGAGCATTGTATGACATTTTATTCCAAGGAATTTGAGCAGGCAATAAACCATTTCCAGGAAGTCTTGTATTGTATGCTGATCCATATTGTGAATTTGGATACAAAGTATAATTCTCAAATTGTTTATATTCTTTTTGTTCTAAATTATAGTTGCCAAGAGTATTTCTATTACGTGTAGAAGCCATTTATATATACATATACTTTTAAAATTTTTAAAATATATAACCAATTAAATTTTAAAAAAATATACAAACAATTGAATTTAAAAAAATATTTTATAAATATATAAAATGTCATTTAGTAGTATTTTTACAGATCCTCAATTATTTCGTGAAAATTTAAAAACGTTTATAATAGACAATGGAATAATTGGAACTATGGCTGGTGTATCTATTGGTATTGTTACTAAAGATTTAATAACCTCTTTGGTTGGCGATATAATTATTCCTGTAATTATTATTTTACTTTTAAAATTAAATATTCCTTATTTAACCAAAATTTTACCAGGTAATGGTAAAGCATCTTTAAATATAACTACTTTTATAAAACAATTAATTAGTTGGGTATTTATTATAATAATTAGTTTTGTCTTTATTAAAGGTGCGGTTGAACGCTTATTAGGAATAGATAATTCAAAAAAACATGATAAATCAAAGGATAAAGTAAAGGAAGCATTTTCGTTTTATTAAAATATAACTTTATGAAGATTTAATAAACTATTTTCTTCTATTTTCCCATTTTCAAATAATTCACAAAGACAAATATGTGTCAAATACATATAATCATATGAAAATAATATCATTAATCCAAATTCTTCATCAGTGCTCATAAATCGTCCTGCTAATTTAATCATACAATTTTTAATCTCAACACAATCTTTTAATCTAATATAAAGTTCGTGTATTACTTTATTTAATTGAAAGTCGTTATAATCATCTATTTCAAAAATATTCAAAAATTCTTGACGATAAATAGTATCTCTAATAAATTCTTTTTCTTCTTCTGAAATGGTATCAGTATCTAAAAATACTTCGGGAGTATGATATGTACATACAATTTTAGTGTTATACATAAAAAAATACTTGATTAATATTTAAATTATAATTTAAGTTGAATATTAATTATACATTTTATATGGTTAACTATTTCAATAATTTCCAGAAAATATTATATAACTTAAAAATAACCCAAAAAAATTCTTTGCAAATAAATCTAATATATTATAAAATGAATTTTTAACATAATAAGGTAAAACTGCTACAAAACCATATAATGACCAAAAAAAGAAAAAATACCAAAATAATAAATATCCACTTGTATTTTGATTTACATAATTTACATAAATTAAATAATAATAAATTAAAAATGGTATAAATCCTAAAAATACTCCAAGAAAAACAGGAATAATTTTCATTTCACCCAAATAACCAAAAAGTAACATTAACCAATTCAAGATTATAACCGGTATAAAAACATTTGAGTTATCTTTTAAAAGTGTTAAAAAATCTAATTCGTTTGTTTTATTTTCTACCCTTTTATTTAAATAAATTAAATATATCATTAATGTTAATAACATTGATGGAGTTGTAATAACCCAATCTATATATCTTTTTGGTGTGACATTTAATACTTTAGTAAAATTATAAGCTAACCATAAATAAAACGATCCTTCTAAAATCTGAACTAATAATTCTATTATTAGTAATTGTCTTATTAGTAAATAAATAGTTGGAACTTTTACAAAAAATGATCCAATTTCTATTATTCCTGTTATTATTTGAACTATAATTGAAATTACTAATGTAATATAAAATAAATATTTTGTATCCATATTTATATTAATTAAATATTTTAGTTTTATAAAAATATTTCTTCCGCACACTTTGATTCATAATTGATTTCAATAATATCTCTAACTTTATTATTCAAAAAAGGCATTAACATTTTATGTGTTATTGTAATATAAAATGTTGGATTTATTATTATTATTTTTTTAAGATTTTTACTAAATTTATTTGAAATTAATTTTGCCAATTCAATGGCAACGTTTGTTTGCATTGCGTGGATAAGACTAAAATCTAAACTATCAAATATCCAAACCCACTCTTTATTTTCTGGTATTTCACTTAAAACGCCATCGTAGTGATTTGTAATACCTTTTACATCATAATATAATATAGCTTGTGATGGACATGTATAATAATATATTATTCCTTTTTTTTCTGAAATTTTTGTTAATGAATGACTAGAAGGTAGTAATTTACATAAAGGACATACATATTGCATTATTAGATAATATTAGATAATATAAATTTTTGTGTTTGATAATAATTATATAATTTATATAAACCAAATACAAAAACAAATACAAAAAATTAAATAATATATTTAAATTTATACATATATTATTTTTATATTAAAATCTTTTTTTCCCGTCTAGGTTAAACTTTTTATAAAAGTATATATTAATGATTTTTTTATTTATTAAAATAATCAGCATCACGAGTTAATTCACGAGAAGGAACACCACCACGAACCCAACCTTCAGAGGCATCATTCTCAATTTTACTGGTATTCATTTTTTCTTTTACAGCAGGTAAAAGAGGTGTTTGGTGGTACTTGATATAACTTTTCTCACTTAAATTATTGACACTGCGTTTATTAACAAGTTGTTCTCCTTGTTGAATTTGTGATTCCATGACTGGATTTACTGAACCACGACCTAAAAAGGGAACGGTGGCAAAGGGTCTGTGAAATAAATCTATGCGAGCCTTTGGATGTGTTTGAATTGTACCAATTTGAAGATTAGATGAATCATCAATATTACACCCACCAGCACCAGTATTGTGTCCCCCGTTATACATTATACCTGGTTGCATAGTAGCCAACCCAATAGGATTTCTCATAGTACAATCGGATGCAAAATAATTTTGTGTTAAATAATTACAAGATACTATATTTTGAATATCAGTTTGAGATTTATTACAATCATCTAAGCCAATTCTTGATAAGTTTTGAAATGTATAATTAGAGATGTTTGCCATTTATATATTATAATATACATTATTTTTATTAAATAAATATTTATTTAATTGTGTTTCTAAATATCTTATTAAAATAAACAAAAACATAATTATTATTAAAATTGAATTAAAATTATGGTATATATTTATTCCAAAAATGTTTTCACAACACCCTAAATCGATATTTTGGTCTAATAGAAATGAAAAGAAACCAAATGAGGTAGCACTAAATTCACATAAGAAATTTTGGTTTGATTGCGAATGTGGGCATACTTTTGATAGCTCTTTATTGAATATTAATCAAGGTAATAATTGGTGCGGATTTTGTAGTAATCCTCCTAAAAAATTATGCGATAATGAAAATTGTAAAATGTGTTTTAATAATTCATTCGCAAGCCATCCAAAATCTATGTATTGGTCTTCTGAAAATGAATTGAAACCAAGACAAGTATTTAAAAATGCTGATAGGAAAAAGTTTAAATTTGATTGTGAATGTGGACATAAATTAGAAATAGTTCTAAAACAAATTTCTTCACAAGGACATTGGTGTTCATATTGTTGCCATCAAAAATTATGTGATAATGAAGAGTGTAAAATGTGTTTTAGTAATTCATTTGCTTCAATAGAGAGAAATAAATATTTACATAATAAAAATATTAATCCTAGAACATTGTTTAAAAATACAAATAAAATATTTGAGTTTGATTGTGATTTATGTAATAAAGTATTTAAGTGTCAATTATCATATGTAACAAAAGGTATTTGGTGTTCATTTTGTGTAAATAAAACAGAACAGATTTTATTTAATAAATTAAAAGAAAGTTATATTACATTAGAAAGACAATATAAGGTTGAATGGTGTAAAAATTCAAAATCAAATAGATATTTACCATTTGATTTTGTAATTAAGGAGAGAAAAATTATTATTGAATTGGATGGAAAACAACATTTTGAACAAATTGGAAAATGGCAATCACCTTTTGAAACAAGAAAAAATGATTTATATAAAATGAAATGTGCTAATGAAAATGGGTATTCAATAATTCGAATTTTACAAAAAGATGTATATTATAATAAATATGATTGGTTAAGTGAATTAATAAATAATATAGAAAAAATTACAAATGAGGAGATAGTTCAAAATATTTATATGTGTAAAAATGATGAATATAAAGATTTTGATAATTAAATTTATAATGTAAAAAATTATATTTTGTTTATTTTTTGTTAGCATTTATGATTATTGAGAACCAGAACCCAACTCCAAAGGCACGCGTTGAAAATCTGGTTCTATAGTGCTTTGGTTCCATGGTCCCACATTCAATTGTGGATTAGGAGGTTCGCTTCTAATTTGAAGATTCGCGTTTCTCAAAGTTTGTCCGATAGTATCGATGCCGATATGGTAACCAGCCTTGAGTAAATTGACATTGGCAAGCTCACCTTTACCGGAAGGATTTAGTTGAGCCCATTGAGAGTTGCTGTCCTTGGGCAAAAGTTCAGCAGGGTTTTGAATATTGGGTTGAGAGCAAGAGGATGGTACACCAGGCATACTGGTTTGTGTTCCATTAGCAGAAGCAAAAACTTCATTACCATTGGGGTCAGAAGGGCGAACACCAGCGGAAGCTTGAGCATTTGTATCTTTGTATTGTTTTTGCATGTTTTGGTTCATTTCATAACCAGACATTCCTTTATTAGATAAATAGCTAGCAAATAAACTAACGCCATAAGCAACAATTAATAAAACTAAAATAGCACCTATTCCATAATCCGTCCAAAGTTTCTTAAAGGAGATACTCATTATATAAAATTAAGGATAAAATAATTTTAAGAATACTATTAATTATAATTACTTTTAAATTGATATATTTTGTACATTTGTCTAAAACTACTCTAAAGGTTTTAAATTATCCTAAATTTTATTCTATTATTTGAATTTATAAACCATCTAATTCACTTTCTGAAACTTCATCTATTTCATTATCAAAATCACTATCTGTATCATTAATATTTTCTAGCATATATGTTTTCTTAATATTCTTGGCTTCTAAATAAGCTAAAATAGCATTCTTTTTTGCTAATTTTGCTTTATTTCTAGCTTCTACATATAATTCAAAATAAACTTGATTTGGTTTTTTTAATGTAATACTTTCTAAATTGTTTTCTAAATTATTATCTATATTGAATTCACTTAACTCATTTGGATTTTCTTCAACTTTCTCATCTAAATCTTCAAAAACTAATTCTAATGATTCATTATTATTTTTGTCTTCTTGCTGATTAATTGTATCTAATGTATCTAATAGTTCTATTTCATTAGTAACCTTTTTATCATTTAAATTATTATTTAAATTGTTATCTAATTTATCATTTATTTCATCTATTTTATGTGTAACGTCTAAAATTTCTAAATCGTCCATATCTGGTTTATTTTTAGTAAAATTGTCTAAAGTTTTTGATTCTTGTATTATTTGTCTATTTTTTGTTGTTTTAATAAGACAATTATTAAAAATAGGTTCATTATCCAATACCATTACTTGCTTTATTTCTATTTCAATTTGAAAATTTCTACTTGTAAATTTTATTCCCTGTATTTCTAAAATAGATACTATATTTGTTTCATTTGTTACATCTGTAATAGAAAGTGGTATTTCAGATTCATTATATATTTTTATAGATGGTTCATCAGTACGTGTATTTTTAACATTTGTTCTAACTAAGTAGTATTTCCCTGATTTATAAACACGAATAATAGAATTAAAAGCACTCTCAATATCATTTTCTTCTAAACTATTTTGAAACCAACTATCTTTTTTCTCATAAATTAATTTTTGACATCTTTCTTCTAAATTTTCAAACCAATTTATTAAGATTTCTGAATTTTTATCAAACATAAGATCACAATAATATTTTTTCCCTGTTTTAACAAACCCTTGTCTAGTAAGACTTTTAGTAGTTTGAATGTATAATGGTTTATTATTATGTTCAATTCTTGTAAAATAAGCTCCGCCTTGTATTCCAGATGGATGTGCTAAAGATAACTTTGAAAAATCAAAAAATTCATTAGGTTCGATAATATTTTCCATTACTTACTGGAAATATAGAAAAATTTAAATACAATAACACGCATAAATTTAAAATAATTTTTATGTATAATAATTATGAAAGATTCATTAGTACAACAATGTTTAGATATATTAAAGAGGGATGATGTTAAAAATGAATTTAAAACTATGTTAAAACCATTAATAGACTTTATTTTATATGAGATAAATCCATATATTTATATAACAGTTACTTTAGTTTTTTTAATATTTGTAATGATTTTAGCAATACTTTTAATATTAATATTTATGTTGCGTAATAAACATTTGGCTTCTAAAATTTTTTAAATATCTAGAAGAACTATAAAATTTAGAATCACAAATTTTAAAAAATTATATAATTTTATTCTCATTAATCTATATAATATGGCAGCTAAAAGAAAAGGTAGTCGTAGACGTAGACATAGAGGAGGTTCCGCAGCACCAAACCCTTCACAATATAGTTCAGCAAGTACTTATGGTGTAGCAGTAAATGGTGCTAGTGTTGATGAACAATTTAATAGAACATTTGCGGGTCCTGGTTCTGGACCTGGTGTTTATACTGGGGTTCAAGGACAAAAAACTGGAGGTGGAAGAACTCGTCGTAGAAGTCGTAGAAGAAATGGAGGTTTCTTGGGTGGAATAATAAATCAAGCAGTTGTTCCTTTTACTCTTTTAACTATGCAACAAACTTATAAAAAAAAGAGTCATGGCGGAAAATCACGTAGACGTCATTAAATTATATAAATATTAAGTAAATATAATATTTATATTTTATTTTGTATTTTTATATAAACAAATGAATTTTGAACATCAAATTCAACAATGGGTTTTAATAGATAATCAACTAAAACAAATGAATGAACAAGTAAAGGAATTACGTAATAAACGAAATAATTTAGAAGAATATATTACAAATTATGCTTCTGAAAATAATCTCTCTAACGCAACTATAAAAATAAACGATGGAAGACTTAAATTTACAAATACAAAAGTACCAGAACCTTTAACCTTTAAATATTTAGAAAGATCTTTAGGAGAAGTTATCAAAAATGAATCACAAGTTAAAATAATTATGGAGCATTTAAAAGAAAAAAGAATAATTAAAATTGTTCCAGAAATAAAGCGGATTTCTAACAATTAATTATTATATAACTATTTTATATGAGTTTAGGTCCATCTGATTTAGTTTTTAATAACAATAATGGTATTAGTAGTGGAGGTTTTGATGTAAAATCTGTAATGATGAAAAATGGTATTTCACCAATAATGACATTGAATAATAATACTCAAACTGGTGGTTCTTTCGAAAAAGTGTCTGATTTGTTTGGAGGTTTAGTTATTCCAGCTTATGCTTACCATAATAATTTTCAAAGTGGAGGTAAAAAATATCAAATATATGATTTTGAAAATAATAATGATGATGATGTAATTGATGATGATTTACATGATAAATTATTAAATTTAATGAGAGAAAATGGTAATGAAAATAAAAGGAAAAATACTAAAAAACATTTTATACATAAAAAAAGTATTACTAAAAAAATAAAAAATAAAATTAGGAAATAAGATTTTATTATAATATAATTATAATAAAATTATAATGATACATCATTTAACTACTTTTGAAGCTTATAATGATGAGGTTCAAATAATAAAAAGGAAACAAAAACCTCGAGATTGTTTTATTTGTTATGAAAATATAAATAATATAACTCCAATACGAATTCGTAATAATTGTTACTATCAAAAAAATTGTAATTGTGATGTATGGATACATAAAAAATGTCTAGATTGTTGGTATAATATAAAAAAATCGTGTCCAATATGTAGAATTAGTATAAATAAAAATTCCAATATGCTTGTTAAAATATATAAAACAAATTATAATTTATTTTTGTTGATTATATTTATTAAAACTAATGTTATAAAAATTAATAATAATAGAGCAATTAAAAATATTTTATATACTATTTTTTTAATATCATTTTTATGTAAATTATATCAATTTCTAATAATGACTACTATAGATGAGATACATGAGATATATAAATATTAATTAAAATGATCCCCAGCTGCTATAATTAAATGGAGATACTAATATTTGGTCAACTTTATTTTTCCAAAAATCAACACGTTCTTGAAATTTTAAATCTTCTGTTGTTTGTGGATATGGTGTTGCGGTTTTCATTAATTCTTCTTCTTCATTTGTTATTTTAGGTTTATTTCCATAACAATTTACACCAAAATGAATATTTGGATTTGCCATATATCCTCCATTTATTCCAGGTCTTCCACAATCGTGTTCATGTCCTTTTATTTTTTGTAAATTGTCAAATGTTTTTTGTTGTGTTGGAAATAATGCCATTTGACCATCTGACCAACCATAATTACACCATTCACCACCATTTTCATATGCATCTTCAACTTGTTTATATGTTGCTAATTTAGATCCATATGCTTGACATAACGCTTTTGCATCTGAATAATTATAATAATTTCCAGGAATGTTAAATACCTGTTTTTTAAATTTAATTTCTGGTACAGAGGTTGGATTGTATGTACCTTGATTTGATGTATCTTGATTTACTATAATATCTAATTTTGGTTTATTTGAAAATAAATCTCTTAAATATGCGGTTACATTAATACTAAAAAAGTATTCAAAAGCATTTACTAGAAATAAAATGAATAATATAATTATAATTATTATACCAATAAATTTTCCACCACCATTATTATCAGTTGTGCTAAACCTATTAAATTCCCCATCATCATTTCCTAAAGAAGTTGAGAATACAAAAAATAAAATAATTATTAATAATATGATTACAAAAATCATTGGATTAAGTATAAAACTATTTATCTTATTATAATAATTAACAGGGTCTGTTGTTGTTGTTGTGTTTACTTCCATATATAAATAATATATAATTTTACTTTTATAAAAAATTAAAAATTAAGTTATAAATTATAAGGTATGAAAAAAAGGATATAAGTAAAAAAAATTGAAATAAATTTTATTTATTTTATTGAAATTAATAATTATAAAAGTGGATATTTAAAATATGACGCAACCTGTTTTCATAGTTGACCCTCGTGTTCAGTGGGAAAGCTTTTCAACGAACGAAAACGCAGTTTCTGTTTTGGAACAGAACTTAGATAAAGTGGAGTGGTATTATTTATCCGGTAACCCAGAGGCAATTCATTTATTAAAGAAAAATATGGATAAAGTGGACTGGCGGAGATTATCGTATAATCCAAAGTCGTTGCCTTTATTGGAACAGAACTTGGATAAGGTAAATTGGGATTATTTATGTTACAATATAACAAATGCGTTGCCTTTATTGGAACAACACTTGGATAAAGTAAATTGGTACTGGTTATCTCAAAATCCATACGAAATTCATATATTGGAACAAAACTTGGATAAAGTGGATTGGGCCTGGTTATCTGGTAATCCAAACGCAATTCATATATTGGAACAAAACTTGGATAAAGTGGTCTTTCGTGTGTTATCCCTTAACACAAACGCGATTCATATTTTGGCAGAGAACTTGGATGAAGTAAATTGGTATAATTTATCCACAAACCCAGGCGCAATACCTTTGTTAGAACAAAACTTGGATAAAGTAAATTGGGTTGGGTTATCACAAAATCCAAACGCGGTGTATTTATTGGAAAAAAACTTGGATAAAGTTAGCTGGCACTGGTTATCCGGTAATCCAAACGCAATTCATATATTGGAACAAAACTTGGATAAAGTAAATTGGGAGTTGTTATCCGGTAATCCAAACGCGATTCATATTTTGGCAGAGAACTTGGATAAAGTACACTGGTTCGAATTTTCCCGTAACCCAAATGCTATGCATTTGTTATGTAAGTTAGATTATTTACAAATGAAAAAATTAATTCAACCTTTAAAGAAAGAAATAGTTGAAAAAGTATTTAATCCGATTCGTTTATGTAAAATATCTGAAAAATATAACATAGATTTTGATGAATTAGTAGAAATATATTAACTAGTTTGTAGTTTGTAGTTTGTAGTTAAGTAGTTTGTAGTTTATAAGTAAGTAAATATATCATATAAAAAGGGTTGTCTAAAAACAACGTAAAACCTCTTGAGAGGTAATCCTTTTTTATTTTTATTTTTTTCTATAAAACAAACAATATGCTTTCGGCGAAATAATAGAATCAATTATTCCTACTTCGGATACACTTGTGTCATTAAAATGATACCATTTTCCATTCGCATTTTTAACATAAGATGTGTAATGTCCTCCTAGCGCACTCCCACTATGATTACAAATACCATACAATTCATATTTATATGAATTTTTTTTATACCCAATTACATATTTGGATAAATCTAAATCGTCTAAAGGAAAGGAAATTAATATTTGATTCTTTTGATTTTTAAAATTAAATCTTTTAAAATCAATAACTAATATATTTGGAAAAGACCAAAATTGTATTTTCTTTTTAATATTTATTTTTTCGTTTGTATTATCATTAAACCAAGCGTTTTCACCCTCCAATGTTTCTCCTTCAACATAATGATCAAAACAATCTATTAATGAAGGAGACTTATTATTTTGAGGAATAGGCAAATTTATCATAAAATATGGTTCTGGTATTATTTTTATTCTTTCACCATTTTCTAAATTACAAATTTCTGAAACGTGTACTGCATAAAATAAATTCCATATTTCGGAATATTCCTTTGTATACATATTTTTTATCATTTCAAAACATTGTAATGCTATAGCATCTGTTTCATTTTCAACTTCACCAGAAATATTCATTTTAATTTCTCTGGAAAGCGAAATATGAAAACAATCAATTACAAATAATAAAAATTCTGGAAGATCATTTTGCGAATATCCTGTAAATATATCTTTATCTTTGATTTTAGCTAAATTTTGAATTGTTTTTATAAATTTATTTGGTGAAACAATACAATTATTACTCCATAATAAATTTCTTAGATTATTCCATTCTAATAAAAGCGCTGATTCGTATTTATTTTTTATTTTTTTATGAAATAAATCATTATTTAATAAATCATTTAATTCATATGTATGTGATATTATTTGTATACAAGAGTTGATAAAGCATGTATTACCTAAATTTGCCAATCCGCTTAACCCTTTATTTTTATAATTATCAAAATTCATAGTATTTAATTAATAATATCAGAATATATTTAAACAGATTTAATAATATAATATATGAATAATTCGAATAATTCAAATAATATAAATAATACAAATAGGTGGTCAAATACATTTACTAATACAACAAATGAACAATTATTATTAATAAATATATTAAATACTATGTATGATGATAATAGTAGGCAAATTCAACAATTAACTGAATATAATAACCAAATTAGAAATGTATTAACTAATATACTTTTAAATCCACAACAAAATAATAATAGACGACAAAACAATCGTTTTAATAATTTGTTGCGAAGAAATAATACAAATAGTTCTTATATTTTTGACTATAATACTCAAGATATTAATACAACCAATTTTAATAATTTATTTGAAAATATAGCAACACAACCAATAAATAGGTCATTATATAATAGTGATTTATCAAATAATACGGCATTCAGAATATTTCAAAGTTTTTTTGAACCTATTGAAATATATCCTACACAAACACAAATAGAAAATGCCACTAGAAATGTAAGATTTTGTGATATAATCACTCCTGTAAATATGTCTTGTCCAATAACTTTAGAAACATTTACTGATAATGATATGGTTACAGTAATAAGACATTGTGGTCATATTTTTAATAGAGAACAATTAAATATTTGGTTTAGAAGTAATTGTAAATGTCCTGTATGTAGATATGATATTCGCGATTATAATTCAAATCAAACAATTAATAGTTTTTTTAATGATAGTAATACAAATAATAACATTTTAAATACATCAAATAGTAATAGTCATCAACAAAATTCTTTTGAAAATAATATACAGAGAGAAATAATAAATTCAATACAACCTTTGTTTAATCTAATTCAAGATCCATCAGGTAATTTTAACCCTAACGATGCTTATGTTTATTCACTTTTTAATGATGTATTTAATAATTTGAGATAATTTTTAATATTAAATGTGAATATTTTAAAAGTACAAAAATAATATAACTTGTTAAGCTGTTATAATTATTATAATTATATAAATAATATAAAGATATATATTTATATTATTTATATCAAATGAACCAAAATAACAGACATGGAAATAAATGGACTATTAATGAAACCCTTTCTTTACAAAGAGAATATGAGTTATTAGAATGGAATGTATATGAAATTGCTGAAAAACATGAAAGATCTGTAATGGCAATTATGAGTAAATTACACAATGAAGGATTTATTAATAATTGGAATGAAGCTAGGGGTTTTAAAATTGAAGAGTATTGTGATATTATTCATGATATAGAACATGAGGTTGATAATGAAGAAGAGGATGACGAAGATTATCAAGAGGAACATGAAGAAGAAGAGGATGACGAAGATTATTATGAAGAAGATGAAGATTATGTACCGGATGATGATTATAATGAAGAATTAGAAAGTAATGTAAATCAACTCACACAAAGGGTATGGAGTCTTGAAACATCTGTTAGCGAAATTGGATCAATGGTAAAACATATATTTAATATTTTTAGATCAAAACCAGAACAACAACAAACATCAACCATTTAATTTTGTTTATAAATTTTATATAAATAAAAAATATTTATATAAATTAATTAAATGAAATACTTAAATTGGTGAAGGACTATTAGATTTATAAGCATTTACTAAACTAGTGCCTAATTTTCCAACAGAACCTATTGCATTTTTACTAGATTTGTATGTCTTATATCCTCTATAAGCTGCTGAAAAAGGAGAACCAGTAGCAGCATTAGTAAGACCTTTTGTTCCGTGCTGTGCTACATTTGCTGAATGGTTAGATATATCCTGTATATTTTTTTGTACTTCTGGATGATTATAAGTATTTTTTAATTGTGTTTTTGTATTTTGATAAGTATTAGTTAAACCTGTAGTACTATTTTTAAAAGATGTAGTATTAAAAAAACCACCTCTTCGATATTTTTTATTACGCCGTGTTTTATTTTTTCTATATTTATTTTTTTTGTAAGTTTTCATATAAAATATTATGATATTATATTTATTTTTTTATAAAGAATTTTGTTAAACTTTGTACACCCGATTTTTCATTATTTGTTTCTCTCAAGTACTCATCAAATAACAAGGATTTTACTTCCTTATTTTTCAATTGTTCTAACTTATCTTCAAATTTATCTGGATCTGTATTTTTACGTAATAATTCAACATCTTTTTTAAATTGCTTAATTTTAGGTATTTTATTTTGCATTTTCCATATTTTTTCAAGTACTAAAGCAAATAATTGCTGAACTGGTTTCATAATTTGGTTTGTAATATAAAAGGAATAGTCTATTTTTAAATTATTCTCTGCAATAAATATAGGAGTTTCAATTTTTTCACCCTGTAATGCTTTCTTATTTGTTGAATTAATATACACAAATGGTATTCTATCACCAGAACTTGGCTTATTTCCAGGATCTCTCGCTGTAATTCTATCTGCTAACACTTTATGTGCAATGGATTGCGGATTTTTATACCCTGAACGCAAAGATTTTGTAATTATTAATTTATCAACTGGATATTTTTCATCTACTATATTTTGTAAACAACCTTTTAAGAAATCAATCGCTTCTTTGATATTTTGCTGTTTCATTAAAATATCAATAATTCCACCATATATATCTTTTACTATTGGGGCATTATCGCGCCGCTTTAATACAATTCCCATTTCTTTTCTTTTACATTTATTTGGGTCTGTTTCATAAAGCATACCAACATATCGTTTTTTTGATAGCAAACAAAATGGCATAAATGTTTTCTCATACTCAAAATCGTGTGGACCCTTTAAGAATTTTGCAGATATATCACCAACCTGTTGAGCTAATTCAATTGTAATTTCTAATGCTTT